GCAAGCTATCTGGCCGAGCATGACCCCGTGTTTTTGTTCGTCACTCATAATTCGCTTTCAAAAGTCCGCGCCTTCACGATCAACCGCCTGGCATTTTCCATGAGGTCGTAGAAAACCTCCTGCTCGCCGATGTCTCGGGTGTATTCCGGTGGTTTTGCGTAGGTGAGGACGGCGCGGAGGTTTGCGGCCAGCTCGACTGAGAGTTTGCAACAATGTGCAACTCCGGGGTGATCCTGCCACTCTCGGTGACAGGCGGGGCATGCTATCGCTGAATCAGATACTATTGTCATATTTATGGGTGTTGTATGGGGTTTAAGGGTGAAAGCGCGTGTCCGTCGCGCCCCGGCTCTGAATCCGTGGTTAGTGGAGACCTGTCAGAGATAGGTTGTTTATGTTGAACCATCCGCGTAAATTCCGTTCAGACTCGGCATCCTTGCGTGGTTCACACCGACTGGCACTCACGGCTTACCGATTCGCTCATCTCAAAAGACTTAACTCGATCCGGTGAATTTCGTTCTCGATCTCCGCCAGCATCGACCACTGCTCGCGGTTATAGGTGCCTTTAAACGGGAAATCGCATCGAGAAAATTTGCCGTTCTCAAAGGTAATTAAAACTTTGCCTATAGTGCCCGCAGTGCGAAATGGCCCCAATGGTTCAGGCATGACTGGGAAAAGATCAAAATGATATTCCGTAATGTTGCGTGTGGATTTATGGCTGATGGTCATGGTTTTATTTTTCTAAAGCGGACATGGCTTTTTTAAGGGTTAATGTTTTTCTGCAAATAAGCGCCGAGCGGATTGCTAAACGCTCCAATGTAGATTCATGTTTGCGGCGTTCCTCATCCGTGAGGACATCGACGCGTGTGTTTGTGCCAAGGATCACGCCGCTTCGTAGGGCTTTGATTGCTTGGCTTTGAAAATTCTCCATCACAGCCGTGTTGGCAGCAGCATCGAGAATGACAAATTGCTCGCCTTTTTGGCCTCTACCGCTCAGGAAAAATCCATGCGACAAAAGCGCCGTGCGTATTTTTGAGATATCCAAGCTGAAGCGCATGGATTCCCGTTTCTCTTTCAAGATGGATTCAAACCACTCCGCATCGTAAGTCGTGCCATAGTCAATGCCTTGTCCAAGCATTTTCTCGTAGCAATTTTTCCAAAGCGGAAGCCGCAAGACCTCCATGTTATTTTCTATTGTGTTTTCCATTTTATTTATGTCGTTTGTTTTACCAGCAAACTGCGGCACCCCGTAAGATGCCGTGTGTTTGCCCTGCCAGGCCGTGCCGCGCCAGGCCTGGCCTTGCCACGCCAGGCCTGGCCACACTGCTGCACTCCCGAAAGAATGCAGTGTGTGTAGCCTTGCCAAGCCCCGCCGCGCCTCGCCGTGCCGGACCTCGCCATGCCGCGCCACACTGCTGCACTCCCGAAGGAATGCAGTGTGTGTAGCCTCGCCCCGCCCTGCCCCGCCGCGCCTCGCCGTGCCTCGCCGTGCCGGACCGAGCCTTGCCTCGCCACACTGCTGCACTCCCGAAGGAATGCAGTGTGTGTAGCCTCGCCAAGCCCTGCCCTGCCGTGCGGGGCCAGGGCTAGCCGTGCCTTGCCATGCCAAGCCTTGCCATGCCCCGCCGCGCCTGGCCACACTGCTGCACTCCCGAAGGAATGCAGTGTGTGTAGCCATACCGAGCCCAGCCGAGCCTTGCCATGCCGCACCTCGCATCGCCACACCAAGCCGCGCTATGGAAAATTTGCCCATTAAAGCTCTTCGACTAAAAACCTTCCAAATTTTGGCCGCCAATCACCGATGCCGACAAGGGAACCGGCATCCGTCATGGCTTTCAAAAGGGACTTGGGATTGACAATGGTCTCGTCAAATTCCACCTCAAAAGTCAGCGACCATCCGGTCGGAATCATGGGGCGAATGCGGATGATTCGGGATTTCTGCACAGCCACGCCTTTGCGCAAGGTGAACCGTGGATCAGCGTAAATTTTGTCCTTATCCTTTGGGCCGGAATAATTCAACGCTACATGCGGCGTTGAGCAAAACACGGCGGCTTGCACATCCTTGCCAATGCGGCTTTTTTGTGCGCCAAGCTGGATGCAGCGTTCAATGTTATCCGAAGGGATCACAAGCCCGTCCTCACTGTCCCAATAAAGCCCGGCTTCCCACTCCAAGCGGTCGCGCTCTTCGTAGTCAGATTCGGTTAATTTCTTTGTTCCCTTGCTGGTTATCTCTTTGATGCGTCGCACCAAATGGTTTGTTGGATCGGCCATGAGGCCGTTGTGCATTACGAGCGGACGAATGCCCGTCCATTTTGTTTTTATGGTTTTCATTTATTTGTGTTGTTTTTCTGGGGAAAATTCATTTCTGTCTCTCGTTCTGGTTGTTGCTGTAGAGTTTTTCAGTGACATTTCGGAAAACCGTATGCTCGCCCTTGAAATTGAGCTTAATGTCGGCGGACTTCCCGTTTCTTATTTTTGCTACAATCAGAAGTGTGTTGTATTCAAGAGGCTCTTTTTCATCGCGTTTTTTGTTTTTATCCAAGCGGTGAATTAAGAGCACAATATCAGCGTCCTGTTCGATGCTTCCGGATTCACGAAGGTTCGAGAGCTTAGGCTTGGCGCTTTCCTCAGCGTCACGGTTGAGCTGCGCCAAGGCTATGATGGGAATATCAAGTTCCTTAGCTGTCTGCTTAATTGCCCTGGAAATCTCAGAGACCTCAAGAGCACGGGAATCCCCCGCTCGCTTGGACGATCCTGCCATAAATTGCAGGTAATCGACCACGATTAGACCTATATTATGCTGGGCTTTAGCGCGACGCGCACGGGAGCGGAACTGCGCCACGGTAAGCCCCGGCGTTTCGTCGAGGTAAAGAGGCGTTTTCGTAAGGCGAGAGGCCGCAGCGTTCACCGTATTCAAATCTCCAGACTTGAAAAAACCATCGCGCACGCGCTGAAGATCAACACACGCCTCTGAGCAAATAGCCCGCACCATCAATTCTTGACTTGGCATTTCCACGCTAAAAACAAGAGCGGGAAGAGCTTTTTCCATGGAACAATGCAAGGCTATCTGCATGCCAAGCGCCGATTTGCCGCAGGCAGGCCGAGCTGCAATGACGATCATCTGACCGCCAAGAAGCCCGCCGGTGGAGCGGTCCAAATCGTGGACGCCAGTCGTAAGCCCTACCGTTTCTCCTCTGTGGCGATGCACATTCTCGATATGCTCTACGGCGGCTAGCACGGCGTTTTTGCAGTGCGAGACAGGGTTTTCCCTTGTCGAGTGGTCGCGGAGGGCATACAGCGCCTGCTCGCAGCGTTCTTGGGCATCCTCCGTGGTGAGTGCATAGTCGTTTGCCGCCTCGGCCATGGCGAGGGCCGCTTGGCGCATGGCCCGGCGTCTCCAGACATCCAGCACCTCAACAGCGTAGTAACGCCAATTCATGGTGATTGAAACTTCCTGCACCAAATCAGTGAGATAAGCGTAGCCGCCGCACTCATCAAGTTGGCCAGCCTTCTCTAACTCAGTCGTGACCAAAACTACATCAACCGGTCGGGCGGCCTGCCTCAAAGTGGCGACGATACCCATGATTGTCTGGTGAGCTGGCAGCACAAACTGCTCCGGCCTCAAAACCTCCAACACCGCATCCGCAGTGCTTCCGTTTGTAACAGCCGCGCCGACCACGGCTTTTTCGGCAATTTGATTTTCGGGAAAGATGCTTTTCATTTTACGGCAGGGAGTTTTTCCGCAGCCATAGCGCGGGCTTTTTTAAGATTTGCACCAAACCCAAGGAGATGGAATACCTTGCAGCACACGGCAGGATTCACCTCATGTCCGAGGAGGCGAAAGAGCTGCGCCCCGTCCTCGCTCAGGACAGGCGATCCATCCGGATGAGTCATAAGACCATAGATAGGGTCTTCGATAGGACGGCTCTCATAGACGCCTACCTGCCATTGCAGAAAGTCGTTTTTGGCTTCTTTGTAGTGCCGAGTGACAATGCAGATTTCACCGGATTCGGTGGATTTTAATTGAAGTGTTTCGATTATCATGTTGGTTTTTTTGGTTTTATGCTGCGGATTGTTTTTCACGAACCCATGCTTTCATGGAATCGGGGAGAAGTGCCCAGGTGGAAAGGTTGCATTCGGGAAATTCAGAGGTCACAAGGTCTTGCCAGCCCTGCGGTTCCATGGATGCAGGAGCTGAACCGCTCACGCTCACCCCGCTTCGCCCAGCCCAATCCCTCGCCCGGCTCACTTCGGTGAGGATGTTATTCAAAAGCGTAGCTAAGTCCTTGCGGCGAAACTGCGCGGCCGCGCCTTCTTTTTGCCGATAAGCCCACTCCAGGAAGCGCCAATCGTCTTCGCTCACGGCCGCCGCCGCCTTTTTATTTTTCTCCCAAGCACGGGAGGAGGAGGAGTCAAGAGGAGTCGAATCTCGAAGGTTGAAGAGATTTCGGAATCGGGTCAGGACAGGATGCGTCGTTTCTGGTTTTGGAGTTTCTTCGATTTCCAACTCCATGTCCCCTGTGGGGACTATAGGGGATATATACTGGTTATTGGTTACTGGTATCGGCGCAATTGCTAACCTATTGGTTTTTTCTTGCTTTGCTTTTGGTTTAGCCTGTGCTTTTGGAGGGCGTCCACCACTGGCCCCCACCTCTTTACGCTTACGGCAAAGATTCCGGTAACCTTCGATTTCTTCCTCTACTCGGCCGCAAATCCACCCATTTTCCGTGAGCACGAAGAACTCGTTCAACACAACATCGACAACTTCTGCCGCAATGCGAATCCTACGACTAACCAATTGGTTATTGTTTGGTATAGGTTGTTCGTCTGTGTAGTAGAGGTCAAGAAGCCTGCGATACGCTAAATCTTCCTCATTAGTGAGATGCGTTGTATTAACCGCATAGTCCTTGATGTTAAATCTGTAAAAGTGCATTTTCTATTTTTTCTCTCTTTTCTGAATCTGTGAATCCCACCAGACGCTTCGAGTGCGGATCCCTCTGGCGGCCAGCCACCGGTCGCAGGCCGCCGACATTTGCAGCGCATGGCGCATGGAAATTCCGCCCACTCGTGCATCGGAGTTATGCAGGGCTTTCATCGAACCATTGTCTCTGACCAGAACTCGAAACTCGTCGTAGAGTATTTCTCTCATGCTGTGATGGTCTCCGGTGCCATCTCCACGCGCCAACGCAGCCGGTGGAAGCACGCCAGCGTCATCAGCGCATCCTCCAACGCATTGCGCGTCTTGCCCGAGCGGGAGAAGCCCAGCGACGCTGCGATATGGTCCAGGTTCAGCCGAGGCTGCGCATCCTTGCCCACCGGCAGGTTCAGCGCCCCCGCCTCGTAGGCCAGCCACGCCGCCGCTTGCAGGTCCACCAGCTTGCCCATAGGCCAAGTCAACTCATGCCTGGCAAACGCCGCCCGCAGGAAGTCGCGGTCGAACGCCACATTGCAGCCAGCCAGCACCGAGTAGCGCCGCTGCCCCAGCCAAAGGGCCAAGTCCTGCATCACATCGCGCTCCGGCCGCCCGTTTTTTTCCAGAAAATCGAGGGTAAAGCCATTCTTCGCCAGCGCATCAGGCTCGCAAAGCCACTCAGGGTTTGGCCGGATAATCGCAGTAAAAGCCTCGTTATCTATAGAATCCACCGCCGCCACGCTAAGAAGCGCATTCTTCGAGGGGTCAAAGCCCCCCGTCTCCGTGTCGATGACAATGAGTCGTGATTTCATTTCGCCTCCTTCGGTGGATACGGCAACGGCATCCAATGCAAAACCGCCTCATCCTCGTGAATGCGATTCCCAAGAATATTGCGCCAGACATCGCCATCAATGAATCCCGTCCAAACCTCACCGCCCAGCGTGTGAATGATGACCGTCTCGCCATCGTCAGGAAGCGTCACTGAAGCATCCCGCCACTCCATCTCCGTGTCCTCTGTGTTCTCTGTGGTTATTTTCATTTTTTTTGGGCCGTTTTTTTTTGCTCAAGAAAACGGCGATAGAGCGCAACGCTCACAGCCGCAGACTGAAACAGGGTTGTTGTTTTTTTCATAAAGTTCCGATATGGGGGGCAAAGCGTTGTTTGAGAGGAGCCCAAATGTCCCGATCTCCAAGCAGCGCCGGAATCATCTCGCCAGGGCGGTAGAAGCGGCTATCCTTCACGCGCATCAGCGCCACGCGCATCGTGCCCGCTTCGCCCGTAGGAATTTGCACCTGCACCAAGTAGCGGTTTGGAGTCGGGCGATACACCTTCACCTTCACAGGCTCCGGCGTCACAGCAGCGGCCACCGCCGCGTTTTTTTTATTTTTTGAGTCAGCCATAGGTTAGTTAGTTGAAAGCTCCTCAGCGGCCTCCTGCGACGCAGAGACCCCTTTGCATAAAATTTTCTGCTCACCCAAATCAGTGGGTGTCATAGGGGGGGTGTCCGAAAATCCAGACCCCCTCCCCCCCTCCTGATCGACCGCCACGGCCTCGACCTCGACCGGCTCGACGGCTTGACCCTCGACCATGTGGCCCCTCAAAGTGGCCCCTGCATCGGCGGTCATTAGGTGAATGGCCCCTGAAACAGTTGATCCTATATCAAT